TTACAGATGAACCTGTGATAGTAGAAGCAACGCCAGTACCTCCGGCTCCGCCAGAACCTGCACTTGAAGTGCTTGCGCCAACAGCACCTGCTCCACCACCACCAGCGCCAGATTCATTGTTTGTTGTTGTAGCGCCCCCAGAAGTAGCGCCCCCAGCATAGCCTTGATTCGCAGTTCCAGCACCTCCACTACCTGCACCCCCAACAGCCGCCCCAGCGCCGCCGCCAGAGCCACCAGATTGACCGTTATAAGGAGCAGAATCATAAACATTAGACGAACCTCTACCGCCACCCGTGGATGTAATGGTAGAAAAAACAGAGTTTGACCCGTTTGTTGCCGCCGCTGCGCCTGTTCCACCAGCGCCAACAGTTACGGTGTAAGTTGTTCCAAACGTAGCAGAAAATGCGCTTTCAGCAGCAGCGCCACCGCCAGAAGTTCCAGCAGAAGTCCTATACCCACCTGCGCCTCCACCACCTGCGCCACGGTTATATGCACCGCCACCGCCACCCGCAACTACAAGGAAGTTAATGCTGTAATCGTACGTAGTAGAACCTAAAAAAGCCCATCCTGCTGATGTATACACCTCATACTTTGAAAAAGTCGTGTTGTACCGCATCATCCCAACAGTTGGACTGCCGGGTCTTTCGGCAGTTGTTCCAACAGGAATATCAAAATATCCAGTTGATGTATTGTTCTGATCTGATACAGACGCTGCGGTAACACCTGTTGTCGTTCCAGTTCCACCAGAAGCCACCGGAAGTGGTTGTGCCAACGTAACAACTTGAGCAGAGCTTACTGTTACCGCCGTCGTAGGTGTAGCACCTGTCTGAATGACAAGCGCCCCTGTTGTATCCGCTTCTACCGAATATGCAGTGGTTAACGTGGTGGATGACTTGATCGTACTCATATGATTACGTGCCTTTGTCCAGAAGCAATTGTGATTGTCACGCCGCTTGCAATAGTCAGTGGGCCAACAGTAAAACCATTCTGGCCTGTGGCAATTGTTCCACTTGCCGTTGCGGTAGTAGCGTTAAGAAGCACCGCACCAACCCCACCACCAATAGCGTTAGCTGTAAATTCTGCGGGGTAGGTGACAAACACATCTTTTGTACCCGCGCTGAAGTTGACCAGCGATCCAGCGTTGCTGGATGAAATTACCGTTGTTCTAGCAAGCGTTGTGCCGGATGCGGTGTATGTACCAATCCCGACTTCCCACTCTGATCCGCTTTGTCCGGCAATGGTGTAGTAAGTGGTGTTTCCGTCACCAATGGCTGAAAAAGACTGATACCCAGTCGATGCGCCAAGCAGAGTCACTGTTCCCGTACCCGCCGTGGTGGTCGTCTCTTTAACTCGGTCTGCAAGTACGAAAGCCATGTGTATCCTTATTCCGTTTCAACCAACGTCCAGTCAGGTGTTTCTGCATTGTTCACCAACGTCCAGCCAGCAGTTTGAGAATTGTTGACATTTTGCCAGTTTGCGGTCTGGCTGTCATCTACCAATCTCCAGTAGATAGCAATCACGTCCCCAACCGCGCCTGCGGCTTGAACCCCGGATAGGGCCACCGTGGTGTTGCGACCAAGCGAACCAACCGCTCCAGTAGCACTGTCTCCTGTTAGATCAGCAACCTGAACAAACGCAACACTTCCAACTGCGCCTGATGCTGAAACACCTGTCAACGCCTTGGTTAAGGCGTAAGCAACTGATCCTACGCCCCCTGCTGCTTGATTGCCTGTTATTGACCGTGTACTGGTGAACGAAACAGCCCCAACCGCTCCAGAAGCCTGAACTCCTGTCAGAGCAACAGAAACAGCAGGCTGTACAGTCCCGACATTGCCCGCTGCCGCAACGCCTGTCAGTTCATCGGTCTGACCAAAATCAACTGTTCCAACAGCCCCGGATGCGGCAACTCCAGTCAATGCAACTGACTGGCTTTGTGTAACAGAACCTACCGCGCCGGAAGCCGCCACGCCACTTAGGGCAACAGAGGTAACCGCACCCAGCGTTCCAACTGAACCTATCGCTACATCGCCGGTTGTTGCATCCGACTCGTTGTAGAGCATTGTTCCGACAGCACCGGAAGCTTGAACACCTGAAAGTGCAACAGATGGGTTCTGGGTTACAGACCCAACCGCACCAGAAGCCGTCACGCCAGACAGAGCAATTGTCAGCGTTGCTGCCACCGTACCCGCAAAGCCGTTGGCATGAACTTCGGAAATCTCTGGAGTTGGGTATGGGTCTACCTGCCCAATATCCGGGTGGCACAAAACACCTGTCAGGGCAACAGAGATGTTTGCCCCAACCGTACCAACAAAACCGCCTGCCTGATCGCCTGTCAGTGCAATTTGTCGAGCGTCAACACTTACAGTTCCAACATTACCCGTTGCTGATACACCGGACAAGCCAACTGCGCTAACTTCCGCAACACTCCCAGCATTTCCAGTCGCGGCTACGCCCGTCAGGGCAACAACGACATTATTCTCGCCAAGAGCGGCGTACGGCGACTGGGCGTATGCGGATATACCAAACATGGTCTACGGCCTGCGCCGCCTCCGCTTAGGTTGTAGCCAGACGCAACAGTGCTGTGGTTGTGGTGCTTGCAGGCATTGTCAAAGTGAAAGTACCCGCCGTGATGGTCTGTGAACCAAACGTGTGGACGCTGACAGCCTTGTTGCTCTGTGTAGAGTTGTAGATCAGCACCGCATCAAACGCTGTGGTCAAAGTTACCGAGGTGTAAGTCAAACTGGCAGAAGGTGTCCAGTAGGCTACGCCAGCGGTTGCTGATGCGTTGGTTGCCACAGGTGGGTTTGCGTTGGTCACGGTTACACCACCAGCAGAATATCCAGCACCTGATACTTCGCCTGTCACTGAGTACGCAGTGGTAGCTGCGTCATAGGTGGCTGATGCCAAGTACAACGCACCTTTGAAGGTGTCGGCTGTAGTTGCAGCGCGAATTGGTGCAGTGCCAAAATTGTGAGTTCCTGTTAGTAACTCGCCCATGAACGAGGTACACATTGATTGAGTATTTGCCATGATATTTCCTTAAAAAGAAGCTGCCTCACCACCAACAAACGTAGGTGGCTTTTTCAAAGTTACATGTGCGGAACGGTGGACAAGCTCTCCGTCCAGCCAGTACTCAACCCATGTGGTAAGTTCGTTGTCATTATCGACTGTACCCTCTTGCTTTACAAGCAGAGAATCGTCCATTTCGCCTTTGGTTGTGGTTACTAGCATGTGTTCCCCTTAAATAATTCGAATGACGGCGGTTTCTGGATTATCCGCTGGCAACTGGATGGTGAAACCCTGATTTGCCATCGTCTGATCAGTGCCAAAGTTGAACACGCCAATTGATTTATTGCCCTTGGTGTAGTTATAAATCAACGCACCCCGTGTTGTAAAGTTTGCACCCGGCCATGAAGGGTCATCAAATGTGGCATACCCCGTGCCATTTCCTTGCTGCACAACGACATTGAGCAAGACTTCTCCCCCTGCCGTGTAGCCCGTGCCAGATACTTCATTGGTTGTTGAATATATCGCCGTATCTGGCCCCAAATCAGCACTAGAGGTGTACAAAGCAATTTTAAGAACGTCTGTATCTAGGTCATGTATGCCCAACAGGACTTCCCTTTTAAAACTGGTTGTAAGACCTGCTGTGATCATTACTGCACCTTGACCTTGACTTGGCCATCACGATAAGTGTCCGCCCGTTGTTTACCATCACCCAAATTCTTCAGAAGCGCCATTGCCTCTTTGTATTTGACATCGTAGAGCGCCATCAAATCTTGCTCACCCTTCATGAAAGTATATGCCTCAACCAGTGAGCCATATAGCAATGCGGAATCAAAATTTTCCCCTAGCCATGAAGTTCCCGCAGTCACAATGGACTCAGGGTAATAGTAATAATGCAATTCTGCTTTGTACGTCTGGTCCGGAGTTGGTCCCAAAATAAACGACAGCTCGTTTACATTGCTAGACTGTGGGCCAAAGATGGCGTAATACTTAGGCTCGGCCTTGATGCTGGGGTTGGGATACACCTCGCGAATAAAGTTGACATCCTTGTCCAATAAGTACAAATAGTTGCCTTGAAAGATGATCGTGCCCGAAACAGCACTGCTATTAGCCACAGACAAGGTAACAGTGGTGCTGTTAATCGAAACCACTTGTGCCCCTGTGCCAATACCCGTACCTGTTACATATTGGCCCACAACAATATCGGACGCACTGCTTACGGTAATCGTCAACGCCGCTGAACTGCCCGTGGCAGTGGGAGAAGCGTAAGTGTATATCGCCAAAGAATAAGTGGACAAATAATCATCGGGTGCTGACAAATACTTGTTACCTGAAGTGATCGTACCGGTTTGATTGCGTCGCAAATTGGCCAACTGCACCATGTTGTAGATGCGTTGCTCGGCCTGCTCAACAATAACGGAAAGTTCCGTCGCCGTGAACGTGTTCTGAGTGTAGTCTTCAATGGCAGCAGTGAGTTCAGCGTAGTTCATGTGATTGACGTGGTTACAGGAGACAACACACCGGCTGCCACCAATTGTTTGGAATACGGCATCGGCTGCATGCCAATGCTCGCAAACGATGAATCAGAAGTCAACCCTACATACACCGTAACATACAACCTTGACTCAGGTCGAGGCTGATATAAGGCCTGTGGCTCCGTGATATTGCGCTTTGGCTCCAACTGTGGGTGCTTTGGCTCATAGCATTCCTGACAGACCTTAAAACCTTTCCAATCCTTGATCAGTGCAAGCAGCTTGAACCGCTGACCGCATTGGTCACACAGTGCAATTGCAAACTTGCCTGAAGCGTAGCCACCCATGATTACCTATCCGAATAGGTTGGTGTCAGGAACACGCTGGCTGTGTCTCGATCTTCTGCCGCTGCCCGGGCAAATTCTTCTTCATACAACTGTTTCAGGACGATCATGCGGTCCGGAGCTTTTTTGACAGCCAAATGGAATGCCAAAGCGGCAACCAAACACGGTAAAAACCGGAAAACAATGTCGGCAGTGTTGGTGTACGTACCGGCATTCTCAATACGTCTGATGGCGTAATACACAAACGTCCACGTCTGTGTGTCGTCAGGGGCAGGATAGAAGTACACCGTGGTTGGAACAGACCGCTGTACGTAGTACTGAGCGGGTCTGGACTGGGTATTCTTGTTGGGGACGTGCAACCATTCTGCGCGGCTGATACGGTCAATAGTAATGTCTTGCTGCGTAGATTGGCCCGCATTTGTTCGAATCACCGCCGACAAGGCGTTGATGGTATCACTGGGGAGGTCGTACTCATACACCCCGGGTGTCAGTACCTGCTGGCGCTGCTCAATTGTCCAAAGGTTCAATCCGCGATTGGCCCACTCAGCAAAAATGATGTTGAGCGACCGCAACGCCGTTTTCATGTCGTAGCCAGCCCTGACCTCTATGCCGCAGCGTTCATACGCCTCAGCAATCAGATCATCAAACTGAAGGTCAAAGTTGGCTACGCCTGAAGTGGTCATGGATTAGCAAATTTTGGCTGTACGGGCACGCGCAGCACCAACGCCACGCACTTGGACACGGCCACCTTCGGAATAACCGCGCTCGGCAATACCTTGGCCACGCATTGCGGCACCGCCTTTAGCCATGGCAGAATCTTTCATCATTTTGCCATCAGGCATTTTATGCATTCCGCTTTTTTTCATGGCCTTCTTCTCGGCCTTTTCTTCCATTGCGGTTTCCATGCCCTTGAAAGGCATTGCTTTTGATTTTGCAGATTTTTTCATGAGTTCACCACCTTTTTGAAATTTCTTACCTTTGCGAGCATTATC